GCAGTTCTCGTAACCAAACTCTTTGACCAACTCCGCCACAGTCTTCTCAAACTCACGGTACAAGGTGCAGACCGTGCCTTGGTAGTCGGTTGCGATAGCAAATTCCCCTGTTGTCAGGGGATAGTTGTGAATTACATTCTTGTAGTCAGGGAGAATAATATTGGCTGAAGTTCCGAATGCTCCGAGTTCCTCGTACATCTGGTGCAATGCACGGTAGGTATTGGACTTCTGGAAGATGATCTGCATCAACTTGGTTACATCGTTCAACCAAATCTTCACTGGAGCGTAGTTATTCAACTCAGGATCGCTTGTGGCGAGTCTAAACCATGGACGGGCTGGTGAGGTAGCGCCTGCCATCATCCCAGCGCCCAGCACCCTTAGAGCGCGAGTGCCGGTGTTGTCATAGATATTGTTGTGTCTACGCCAACCCTTGTCTCGATCTTGGACAAAGAAACGCCCGGACCTTGGGAGTATGTAGGATGAGATCTCTTGCCAATGACTCCACCAAGAAGCCCGTTCACTCTTGAGTTGACCCCAGCGAGTTAATAGTTTTTCGCGCTTTGGTATTTCAAGCGGAGTGTTTCTTGGTGCCTGAGTCTTTATCTTCGCCATTTAACCACCCAATAGAGATTTTCTTCCAAGTGCTAGGCTTGCTGGATCAATGCCCATACCTTCAGTGAGCATGGTTGAGCCGCCGCCTTGACCGGTTGCCGCTTGTTGAGTGCCGGATGCTTGGCTAGATGCAGCAGCATTCTGCTTTACCTGGCTTTGATCGATGACTGGAGCGACTGGTGCTGGTGGTACATATGGGGGTGGGGATGGACCGCACATAATAATTCTCCTTTAAGTTAACCGCCGAGTAGTGTTTTCTTTCCAAGTACCAGGGTATTTGGATCGACTCCAACGCCCTCTGTAAGCATTGTTCCTTGTCCAGCAGCCATCTCCTCTTGCTTTGTCCTGGAGGTTGTAGTGGCAGCCGATGCATTCTGCTTGACCTGTGTCTGATCGATAACTTTTGGAGCCTCTGGCATTGCTGGCATTGGGGGCATTCCACCGAAACACATATTATTCTCCTGCGAAATTAAACAACATCGAGTGAGAGTAATGCTTAAAACCCATTCTCTCCCACAGCTTGGCCGTTCTCAAATCAGTTACCGCACTTGCGTAGTATCTCTTGACCCCGCGAGATCTCATCTCGTCCAGTCCAAACTTTATCAGCTTCTTGCCGATACCATTTCTACAATCTTTCGATACAAAGAGGCCAGCTTCTGAACAAACCAGGTCTTGGTTCTGCATATCCAATGTGATGTAAATATTAAAATACCCGATAGGTTTATCATCATTCCTCGCAACTATTGAGATCATTGCACCAGCATTCGCGGCCCTCTTATACTCTCCAAGCCTTGGATTGTATGGAGGTAGATCAACTCCAATCTCTCTTAGCCTTACACAAGTCTCAGTGTAATGCTCTTCGTACAGTTCTTTTAATTCCTCGTACTTCTCGTCAGCATCTTCCAACGCAATCGTTTGCATTAGCTTCCTAGTAGCGTGGTCTTTTTACCTAAATTTAGTTTCTCTTGAGGAATTCCAAGTTGGCCGGTGAGCATCGTCTCTCCGACACCTTGCAGGGCGGCCACCTTTTCCTTCTGTAGTATTCCAGTATCCGGAGCCTTTTGATTGGCTTTGTTCGTAGCCTCTTCGGCAAGTTTCATCTGTGCTTTTTGTTGTGCAATTTGGGCATCTTGTTGTTGTTGTTGCATTGCCATTTGCTTTTTCTGTTGACCGGCGGCAACCTGGCCAGCATAAATAGAATACCCCGTCATTACTGTTCCTACGGCCACCGCAGCGGCTATCCATCCTGACATGATTTACCCCATCCTTGTTTGTAAGAAATCACATTCTCGTGACAACTCTGTCTCGGCATCAAATACATCAGTTGCTTTTGTGGTGAATATTGCCGTGAAGTATGTGTCTGCATGAGCAAGTACAGCCCTTTTAGATCCAGCCTTCACTTTTAATATGTTGTGACCTCGTATCCTTACAACTCCATCTTCTGTCGTTGCTGTTATATCTCCAACGACTATTGCAATATGATCCTCTGCCCACTCCACGCCTATCCCATAAACCCCTGCTGGTATAAACGATGTTCTGCTATACATTCCGCCGTGTATAAAATGATCAATGGAAACGAGAATCTGCGGCTTCTCCAGCATCTTCTCTTGTATCTTTACCATGTCCTCGTTTGAAGGAGTTGGCGTGAGAAAACGCGGATCTAGTGATGCAACAAACTTAACGATCTCACAACTTTTATCAGTTACGGATACTTGATTCTTCTTTTTGGTACGGGTCATATTCTTTCCTTCCTTTGTAATTTCCCAGTTCCATGACAATGTGCCGCTTCGGAGTGTCCATCAATGCTAGTACATAAGCCGATGCGTAATCAGGCGACCGACCGATCTTCTCGATGATCTCCTCCCTGCTTGATACATAAACCGTACTTCCAACCAGCTTCCATGTTGGAGCCGCCAGATCAGCCAGCAAGCCGGAGTCAGGTGGCAGGCATATCCCAGTATTGTTTGCCGGGTCTAGAGCCTCTCGCATCCTCCAGTAGAGTTCTGAACGCTGGTTCTTGAACCGCAGTCTTCCAGACTTATCCAATCCCAGGGCAGACTCCGACACATTAACACCAATCACTTGAAGTCTCGACTCAGATAAGAAGTCGTATGGACTGGCACCGACTCCGATCACATCAATATGAATAACGCATCGATCTCTCATTGCTCCGACTACCAGACCGGCAACTGTTGGACCGTCAGGAGTTGCAGATCCAGGATAGACCATTGGAACATCGAACCACATTCCGTGCCTTCGAGCCAGGAGAGTCTTATCCTTCCCCGCCCTAGCAACGTCCACCCCTATTGAGTCCATTGGAGCAAGCTTCTCCGGCCTCCTCCACCGCTTCATGGCTTGATCTATCCATTCCGTTGGGATCACCTGCCACGGGTTGTCTTCAATGCCAGCCTGGAAGTCACCATTCAGCATTTGTGATCGTAGCGGTTCTGGCAATGACTGCAACTGGGCCATGTAGCCAGTGTTGAGTAAGTAGGGATTGTCACCGATTCTGGACGGGACGAATGTTCTAGACTGCGGAGTTATGCGCTCTTCATCCAAGTCGAATGGTTCCCCGTTTACCACCTCAAGATCCTTGCCGCCAACTGTTGCATACCATCTCAACTCTCCGGGCTTGGCCGGGTTTGGATGGGTCTTATCTAGCCATGGAGCAAAGTACCTGGTGATCCACCGGCCACCGGCAGTGGTTGGAGGGTTGAATGTAAGCAGTGCCTGGCACGATTGGTTTGGTTTGGTGGTCCGTAACCATCCCATCACATACCTGACCTGATCCTCCCTCATGTTAGCGGCTTCATCGAATACCAGGAAGTCGTGAGGTCTACCCTGATATTTCTTCTCATCGCCAGGGTTTGGGAAGGAGCAGAACTCTACCTGGACCCGCTGGCCATCAGGCCTAGTAAGTCTCCAGATATTGTCCTTTCCGTTAAATCCTATTCTATTGCCCAGTAGATCAGTGAAGCGATCTATCACCCCGGTTAACTCGGTGCCATTCATGCGGAAGATGCCAACCGTTTGGTGTTTGGTGAGAGACTTTCCTACCGCTAGATCCGTCTTACCTCCACCGGCTGCGCCACCGTATCCAATAATGTCAGCCTTGGAATGGTACGCCATAGACTGCGGGCCAGGCAGTGGTCTCCATACAACAGTGTCTGTTTGAAGCAACTGGTCCAGTTCGGCCAGTTCTTCCGGAGTTAGAAACTTTAGAATGTCTGGATCAATCTTGATCAAGCTTCGACCTTTCGACTGCTTCGTTGATGATCTTGGCAGCCTGTGCTGCGCGTTCGTTGTTGGTCAATGGATTGAGAGGGGCATCTTCATCACCGGCAAGGATCGTCCGGTCACCGTACACTTTCGGCAATTGCTTGGAGAGTATCCATTTCCGGGTATCAACCCTCAATCTCTGGTGCTGGACACCGGCGTTATCGATCTTCCCATCAGCAGTCCTTACAGGTTCTTGATCGGCAATGTTCAACGTATCATCGGCCATGACCTCAAGCCCCACCTGGCGAGAGTGAGCGTATTGTAATCTAAAGGCCTTATTTGCATCGTTCGCCAGCCATTTAATTACTGCCCCAACCGTAGGGAATGCATCGTC